AATGAAGGTAAGGTATTTCTTTATAAGTTTGGTAAGAAAGTTTTTGATAAGATTATGGCTGCGATGCAACCAGAGTTTGATGACGAGAAGCCCATTAATGCTTTTGATTTCTGGGAAGGAGCAAACTTCAAGTTGAAGCTTCGTAAGGTAGAAGGTTACTGGAACTATGATAAGTCAGAGTTTTCTGAACCTGCACCTCTTCTAGACGATGATAATGCTCTTGAGCAAATCTATAAGTCCATTCATGATCTGAATGAATTTACAGATGAAAAGAACTTCAAGTCTTATGCTGATTTGAAGAAGCGTTTGGATCACGTTCTTGGAACAAAGGGAACTCCCAAATACCAAGATCCAGAAACAGTTTCTGAAGAAGAAGAATTTGAAGCAGAACGTCGTGGAGAAAGAGTAAAGAGCGAACCCTCTTCTGGATCTTCTAGTTCTGATGATGATGACGATGATTCTGCATTATCATATTTTTCAAAGCTAGCAAATTCCTAGTTTCAAAAATCAACTTTTGATTACCTTTTCCCCCAAGAAAAATCTTGGGGGATTTTTTTGTCTGTGAGGTTTTTATACTCCAGTTAATTTTGGATTATAAGTTGATTTATTTGTTTGATTTATATAATTAGAAGATGTGCTATATTTCATACTATTTTTTAAATCAGAAACTACAACAGAAAGATATTCTGGTCTTAATATTCTAATCTGTCTTTTCTTTTCGTTGAGTTTAGTTTCGTACTCATAATTTGTAATTGGTGCAGTTGGATTTTCTGTATGTACGGTGTTGTTGAGTTTTGAGTATGTTATTGTAAAGTCAGCATCAACATTTAAACCAGAAGGAATAATAATTCTATTATACTCATCCTTTACTTCTGTAGTTTCATAGTGATGGACTTCTGCTATTTGATCGTCGGATCCATATTTGTCTAACATATAATTATACAAATCAGTATTACTTAAAGGCCATTGTTCTCTTACATTTGTAATACTATTAGTATGCAAAATGACCCAATCCAATTCGGAATTATTATAAACTTTATTTGCTATTTGTTCTGGTCTTTGATTATCTTCGATTTGATAATAAACAAAAGAGGTAATAATATTGATTATATCAGTTCTAATTGCTGCTCTTTTGAATATATTCTTTACTGTAATATACTCTTCGTTTGTACTAACATCAGACAAACGAGAAAGATATTGGATATTTGGTAATTCTCTGAAGTATCCCATTTTTTTTAATAACCTACGTCATCGTCTTCTACCATATCTAAATCATTTCTATCTTCAAATATTGAAGTTTTGTAATCAGTATTATATATTGGTTCAATTTCTTTAAATTGTAATGTTATTGATACCGATACTGGTTGTCCTTCATCGTATGCAGTCCAGTTATTATCTGGAGAATAATTTACAGAAAAACCAGTTAAGGCACATACTTTAAATTTATTTAAAGCAGATATTGAAGAATTTATTCCTGTTTTGTATCTCAACTTGAAGACATTTGGTGTTCCTAGGAAGTATGATCGTTCTCCTGCTTGTCCTTTTTGTTTTCTTGGAGCCATACCTTGTTTGAAGAAACGTATAATTCTTTTTACATTTCTTGCTTCCTTTTTACTTCTTGGACTTAATCGATAAGCAAAAGTGAAATCACGAAGTGTTGGGTTATTAAATAAAAGTTCCATATTTGAGTTTGGAACAATTCCAAATCCTCTCGCCATAATACTTTCTGGTGATACTTCAAATTGCGACATTTTAAGAACTTGTGATGCAAATGCAGATGCTGCTGTACCTTTTGCAGCAGCACTATCTGCTGCTGCACTTAATACGTCTAGATATAAATTTGCAGCCATTCCTCCTTTTGCTGCTTGTAATATACCTAAAGGACTTTGCCCTTTTGTTAATAATTGGCCAATTCCTGCAGCACCACCACTAAGAATGCCAGCACCTAAATGTTCTGACATTTTATTTAATGCAGTTCCAGTTGCACCTGCTGTCATTGCATTCATTTCATCTTGACCCCAAGAAACATTATTACTATCTGCTGCATTATTTGGAATAGGAAGAATAGCCATTCCTATGAAATCAGACAAAGGAGATATTCTTTGTATATTATTTTGAATTACACTTGTTGGATTTGTAAAAATACTTTCTGCTCCTGTTGGTTTATATCTATATTGAGTTATCTCTAATCTATCTTGTTGTTTTACCAGCATATCATAAGGATATGTTAGTAATTCTGTATTCCCAAATAATCTATTTTCATTGGGGTCTTTGAACTCACTCCCAGAAACATCAAAAGGAGTTAATGCCTTAATTGGATCTGTCATAGCTCCAATTATAGAACCAACTTTATTTAAAATTCCTTGAGGTCCAGTATCAACCGTACCACCTCCAATTACTTGGTCTTTGGATCCTTCTTTATTTTTTACAAAAGCCGGAAGAACACCCTTTCCTTGTCTTGCTTTTGGTATTATATCTAAAATCTTATCGTGAGTTTTTATTCTTTCTGGATCTGATATTAACGAAAGACTATTAAATGACCATACTCCATTTTTATATATTTCTACTTTTGCTGTTTGGACGCCACCAACAGTGACTATCTCATAAAGTTTTGTATCTCCATTATCTGGATCATAAGTAAGCGAAACATTCCTATCTCCAACTTGTAGTGGTTCTCGTTTTAGTGGATAGAAGTTGGAGTCTATTGTTTTTTCGGCCATTTATGGAGAAGATAAGTTATCTGGATAATCCCAAACTTTGGATTTGAATACTGGTTGTCCTCGTTTATCTACAAATCTTTCGGTTGGAAGTAGTGAAACTTCTCTCCATTCACTTTCTGGGACTTTGAAAAAATGACTACCTACACCAGAAAAAAGATAATTATGTAAAGTTTTTCTCGGTGCATTTACATTTCCTGATTTATTTATGTACGAAGCAGCAACTCCTCCTCTATATTGTGGATTTAGATAATGAAGATTAGAACCAAAGAATATTCCATTTCTTGGATTTACCTCCATAACATATAATAATGGTTGTCTATCCCAAAATTTATATTTTTGTGGATATTTTGCGGAATACATAAAAAATACTAAATCTCCAGGAATAATAAAGTGTGTATCAATTTCACTTATATCATTATGTTGTTGATTTGATAACTCATTCATTAAAGCATTTGTGTACCAATCAGTAGAACGATTTTTCTTTCCTGCTTCTTTAGTTATTTTATCAAAAATCATATCTGAATTCCTAAATTTTTTTCTGTAAATATTCTAAAGTCCCATCCTCTATCTTCACAATACTCACGACATGCCTCCCATTTTGCTTGATTGACTGCCCAAGTTTTAACTGAATATGCCCAAGATTTTGTTCGTTTTGGTGGATTTGTGGGTGGTTCTTTTAGATCTTTTGCTGGTTTGATTTCTACGACTACTATTCTTATATTATTATCTTTATCTTTATATTTGAGTTTCATATCTGGAAAATATCTATGGGTTTTATTGTCTATAGGTGATACATAAGGAACCCAAAATTCTTCACTTTGATATGAGATTACACTTTCAGATAAATCACAATATTGAAACATCTTCAATTCATAACTAGAACGAAAGTATATTTCTGTTGGATTTCCCTCATATTTTTGTGGATTTTTCGGTTTGAACTTTCCCTGTTTGTAGTTTTTGTTCTGACCGGACATACATAGTATAGTTACTTTAAGTATTTATAAATGTCGGAGGCAGGTTTACCAAGGATTGGACCGCTATATGTCAGGATGACTACTCCATCTCCGGGTGGAGTACTTCCTGGTGCAAGGGATATTTTTGGAAAACTTTCAGTCACAAGTCAGTTTAAAGTATCTCTTCATTTGACGAATAATAATGATGCAAATTTGATGGGATGGTTAGGAGCTGCAGGATTAACTAATAATATAAGAACTGCAAATACATTTGATTTCTTTTGTTCTGGTACTTCACTTCCTGGTGCTGTGATGGATACGATAGATGAAATTGGAAGTCGTCAGGGTGTTATTGAGAAGTTTCCAACCCGAAGAGTTTATCCAGACGTTAGTATGGAATTTTATGTTGATTATGATTATAAATTGATACGTTTATTTGAAGAATGGATGAATTTTATTAATCCAATATATACTAAAGATGGAAGATATCGTGCATCTCCTAGTGGGCAGGGAGATGCAAAAGGAAGACCTGATTTCTTTAGATTTAATTATCCAGATGATTATAAACGTATTATATCAATTACTAAATTCGAGAGAGACTTTTTGGAAGATCCAAATAATTCCAGAGGAAAGATTTTATCTCCACCATCGATTACTTATAGATTGATCGAGGCATTTCCGGTAAATCTTACTGCAATTCCAGTTACATATGAAGGATCTATTATCACAAAAACAACAGTTGTGTTTAGTTATACTAGATATGTGATTGAAAAAAATAATGGTTCAAGAAAGTAATAAATACTCACATATATTAGATATAAATTATGGTTCTGCCTAAAATTTCTACACCAATTTTTGAATTGGATTTACCATCAACTGGAAAGACGATTAAATATCGACCTTTCTTGGTTAAAGAGGAAAAAATATTACTTATTGCACTTGAAGGTAAAAGTACAAAACAAATAACAACAGCAATTAAAACTGTTTTGAAGGATTGTATTTTAACTAAAGGAATTAAAGTAGAAGACCTTCCAAGTTTTGATATTGAATATATTTTCTTAAATATTCGTGGTAGGGCTGTTGGTGAGGGTATCGATTTAATTATTACTTGTAGTGATGATGGTGAAACTCAAGTACCAGTTACAATTTATGTGGATGAGATACAAGTACAAAAAGATCCGGAACATAGTACAGACATTCGTTTAGATGATAATTTAACTTTACGAATGAAATATCCAACTTTGGATCAATTTATTCAAAATAATTTTGATTTTAATGAAGGGAAGACTAGTTCTACTATAGAACAATCATTTGATATTATTTGTTCTTGTATTGATGTAGTTTTTACTAATGAAGATAGTTGGGCTGCTTCTGATTGTACAAAGAAAGAACTAATAGATTGGATTGATAACCTAGAAACAAAGCAATTTAAATTGATTGAAAAATTCTTTGATACTATGCCGAAACTTGCTCATACTATTAAAGTTATAAATCCAAAAACTGAAATTGAGAACGAAGTTACGTTGGAGGGATTAACCAGTTTTTTCGGCTGATTATGGCTCATATGGAATTGGAGTCATATTTTAGGCTTAACTTTGCTTTGATGCAGTATCATAAATATTCTTTGACGGAAATAGAAAATCTAATTCCTTGGGAGAGAGACATTTATGTTACATTATTGCAACAACATATAGAAGAAGAAAATCTCAAA